AGAGTACGACGGCATCATGGAAAACGGTTCACGCCGTCAACGTGAAGACGCTTTTTATGGCGACCGTTCAAATGCGAATGAAAGGGTTGCAGCATGAAAGCCCCAACAAACATAAGCACCCATGCATTGCCATACACCTGTGCATCGCCATACACCTGTGCATCGCCAGACACCCGTGCATTGCCAGACACCTGTGCATCGCCATACACCTGTGCATCGCCATACACCTGTGCATCGCCATACACCCATGCATCGCCATACACCTGTGCATCGCCATACACCCATGCATCGCCATACACCCATGCATTGCCAGACACCTGTGCATCGCCAGACACCCATGCATTGCCATACACCTGTGATAAATTTGCTTCTTTTTCGATATATCCACCAAGTTCGCCAGCCTGCACTCCAAGTGCAGAAATGGCGACTAATGCGCGTATGCGTTTTAGCCTTACGCCAAAAATGGATGTAATTTCATCGCCGTCTACAAATTCGTATTTGTTCACTCATTCACTCCTTGGTTATGGTTAAGAGCTCGTTTAGTGATGTGCCCCAAGCAATAACAGGTCAAATTGTTAATAAATAAACCTGAAGCACATCACCAAACGAACCCTGCTTTATCAACAACTCCAACTGCGCTACTAGTAACTAACCCCGCCTTTTGCTTCCTGTTTGCTTCACGACCGTATCGCTGTCGTTTGGGTGTTTCGTTTTTGTTGTCGATGGTTTATTATAGTGTACTTTGTGGCACGGTGCAAGAACTATTTCACTTATTTATCTAGGTACATACCCTAATAAAAATATCTTTCACAATGTTTAATTATGTGCTACATTATGGGTATGAGTAAACAAAAAACCACTACAGGCGCAATCCGATTGCCACACGAGAGCTGGAGAAAGCTACGTGCTTTATTCCAGTATTATGGCGCAAACAACCATGTAAAAACCCTTTGGTTTCAGGCGTGGATTGATAAGCAATACAAGTCAATGGAAAGCAAGGTTCATAAATGATAACGCAAGCAGAGTTAAAAGAAGTGTTGCATTATGACCAATGCACAGGGTATTTTTTGTGGAAAATCGCCAAACCAAAATACAAAATGTTTATTGGGAAAATCGCTGGCTCAAAAACAACAACTGGGTACATTGTAATTAAAATGAATAACATTTCATATTACGCCCACCGTTTGGCGTGGTTATACATGACTGGATCCAACCCTGTTAGTTGTATAGACCATATAAACGAAATAAAAGACGACAACAGATTTGCAAATCTTAGAGAAGCCACATACTCACAAAATAACTGTAATAGGGGAGCTACAAAGGTTAGTAAGTCTGGGCGGAAGTGTGTTGTTTGGTGCGCTAAAACAAAGAAATACAGAGCATTTGGCAAGGCTGCTGGAGCGCCGCTAAAATGTCTCGGCAGCTTTGCAACTATAGATGATGCATCTGCTGCATATGCTGAATTTGCGAAAATACATCACGGAGAGTTTTTCCATGAGTAGCAAAAAGTTAAACGCCTTCACCCCAAACCTATGCGCTATCACTGGCAACGTTCGTACTAGCAGCATTGTCATTGCACAGCTAACCCCACAGCAGTATCGAAAAGAGCCAAAGACAGCATCAGACATTACTGCATTTATGTCACCTAGCGCACAGATAGTAATCGGTAGTAAAGCTGATTCTGATAAACGCGCTTCATTTAGCAAGGCGCGGATATGAGTTTTGAAACCGTAACCATAGGCAATGCAACTCTGATTCGTGGTGATTGCATGGAAGTGCTGCCTACGCTTGGCAGGTTTGATGCGGTGATTACTGATCCGCCTTATGGAATTGGCGCATCGTCCAAGAAGTTCATTAACGGCACATCCAAGACGCAAAAGGACTACTACGCTGATGTGTGCTGGGACACCGCACCACCGACCAAGGAAGTGGTCGACGCCATCATTGAAAAAGGGAAGGTTGCAATCCTTTGGGGCGGCAACTACTTTGATCTTCCGCCGTCTCGCTGCTTCCTGATTTGGGACAAGACGATTCATGGAAACAGCTACGCCGACTGCGAGTTTGCGTGGACAAACATGAATGCGAACGCGCGTATCAAGGCGTTGAACATGGTCGCCGCCAACATGGAGGGCGTGTACATCCAACGCAGAAGCCGCTTGACCTGATGCGCTGGTGCATTGCGCAGTGCAAGAACGAGCCACAAACCATCCTCGATCCCTTCATGGGCAGCGGCACCACAGGCGTAGCAGCCATCCAACTAGGTCGCACATTCACCGGCATTGAGCGTGAACCCAAGTATTTCGACATAGCTTGCAAACGAATCGAACAAGCCTATGCACAAGGTCAACTATTCGAGCCAATTCAACCTAAGCAAGAGCAATTAACCATAGGAGAGTAACATGACACAGCAAAACAAACTAATCAAACGCCTGCGTAAAGGCTGGTTAAACAGCCTGCAAGCGGTCTACGAATGCGACTGCTTAAAACTTAGCACACGAGTTAATGAAGTGGCATTTTTGCTAAAGATAAACGCGCTCGGTCTTAAACTTGAACGAAAAGTAGCAAGTGGAACTCGGTACGTTAGCTATAGGCTGGTGAAATAAATCTTGCTATGAATGAAAATAGCGGTATAATGATTATGTCTTTGCTGGCACTAAGACGAACAGAAGCCCTTAAAGCCTCTACTTTCGAGCCGTTAAATCGGTACTGTGCCAGCAGGAAAGTAGAAACTTTAGGGGCTTTTTTGTTGGCTAAATAATATGCATTATTACTCACATCACATTGGAGATATGATACGCGATACAGCGCATTTGGACGATCACCAACTGGCAACGTATATGCGAATGATTTGGGCGTATTACCAAACAGAAAAGCCATTTGAAAACAATATGGAAGACCTTGCGTTCGCTATGCGTTCGGATGAAAAAACCATTCGATTGCTATTACGCCATTACTTCAAATTAGATGGTGAAGTATGGCGGCATGGTCGGTGCGACAAGGTGATTGCAGAGTATCACAGTAAGTCAGAGAAGGCCGCACAAAGCGCAAAAACACGCTGGACTAAAGCAACTGCAAAGCAAACGGATAGCGAAAGCAATGCGAACGCATTAATAGATGGTGCGAACGCACAGAAAAACGATGCTAACCATAAACCAATAACCAATAACCATAAACCAGTAAATAAAGAATACAAGGCGCAAGCGCCATCAGCTTACGCTGATTTGTTATCCGAAGTTGCTCCGCAGGTTGTTGACGATTGGAAACAGCTCCGAAAAACCAAAAAAGCAGCCGTAACGCGAACGGTCGTAGAGCAAATCATTGTCGAAGCGGGTAAGGCTGGTTACTCGCTCGAACGGGCTTTATCCGAAAGCTGCGCTAGGGGTTGGACTGGCTTCAAAGCCGAATGGGTTAGCGGAAAACAAAACGGATTTACCCCTCAAAACCTGAACAAGCAAGAGGCGCTAGAGGCGCGGAATCGCAAAGTTGCAGAACAGTGGGCTAGAGACATGGCAGGAGCAATTTAATGGATATTTCAGAATCACAAGCGTTTTCAAACATGATTACCGATGCATTGGCGTATTGGAAGCAGGACGCTAGCAAATTCACAATCAATGTATGGTGGCAAGGTTGCAAACCATTCACATTGGAGCAGGTATCAAAGGCATTAACAGCCCACGCCACAGACCCCGACAAAGGGCAATTTCCGCCCAAAGTAGCCGACATAGTGCGACACCTAGCAGGAACTAAAACAGACCGTAGTTTGCTGGCATGGGGCAAGGTTTACGACGCAATGTCCAGTGTGGGCGCGTATCAGGATGTTGATTTTGGCTCTTTTCGATACTGCTGTGGGGTTAGCTGTGCAATGACAATGCTGCTAGTACGAACGTTGCCAGTGATAGCGCATAGGTTTGGGGTGAAGGCGTTTAACTTTTTGCTACTCATGGAAAAACTCTCCGTGATGTATTTTCGCAAATTCAGCATATGCAGCAGATGCATCATCTATAGTTGCAAAGCTGCCGAGACATTTTAGCGGCGCTCCAGCAGCCTTGCCAAATGCTCTGTATTTCTTTGTTTTAGCGCACCAAACAACACACTTCCGCCCAGACTTACTAACCTTTGTAGCTCCCCTATTACAGTTATTTTGTGAGTATGTGGCTTCTCTAAGATTTGCAAATCTGTTGTCGTCTTTTATTTCGTTTATATGGTCTATACAACTAACAGGGTTGGATCCAGTCATGTATAACCACGCCAAACGGTGGGCGTAATATGAAATGTTATTCATTTTAATTACAATGTACCCAGTTGTTGTTTTTGAGCCAGCGATTTTCCCAATAAACATTTTGTATTTTGGTTTGGCGATTTTCCACAAAAAATACCCTGTGCATTGGTCATAATGCAACACTTCTTTTAACTCTGCTTGCGTTATCATTTATGAACCTTGCTTTCCATTGACTTGTATTGCTTATCAATCCACGCCTGAAACCAAAGGGTTTTTACATGGTTGTTTGCGCCATAATACTGGAATAAAGCACGTAGCTTTCTCCAGCTCTCGTGTGGCAATCGGATTGCGCCTGTAGTGGTTTTTTGTTTACTCATACCCATAATGTAGCACATAATTAAACATTGTGAAAGATATTTTTATTAGGGTATGTACCTAGATAAATAAGTGAAATAGTTCTTGCACCGTGCCACAAAGTACACTATAATAAACCATCGACAACAAAAACGAAACACCCAAACGACAGCGATACGGTCGTGAAGCAAACAGGAAGCAAAAGGCGGGGTTAGTTACTAGTAGCGCAGTTGGAGTTGTTGATAAAGCAGGGTTCGTTTGGTGATGTGCTTCAGGTTTATTTATTAACAATTTGACCTGTTATTGCTTGGGGCACATCACTAAACGAGCTCTTAACCATAACCAAGGAGTGAATGAGTGAACAAATACGAATTTGTAGACGGCGATGAAATTACATCCATTTTTGGCGTAAGGCTAAAACGCATACGCGCATTAGTCGCCATTTCTGCACTTGGAGTGCAGGCTGGCGAACTTGGTGGATATATCGAAAAAGAAGCAAATTTATCACAGGTGTATGGCAATGCATGGGTGTCTGGCGATGCACAGGTGTCTGGCAATGCATGGGTGTATGGCGATGCATGGGTGTATGGCGATGCACAGGTGTATGGCGATGCATGGGTGTATGGCGATGCACAGGTGTATGGCGATGCACAGGTGTATGGCGATGCACAGGTGTCTGGCAATGCACGGGTGTCTGGCGATGCACAGGTGTATGGCGATGCACAGGTGTATGGCAATGCATGGGTGCTTATGTTTGTTGGGGCTTTCATGCTGCAACCCTTTCATTCGCATTTGAACGGTCGCCATAAAAAGCGTCTTCACGTTGACGGCGTGAACCGTTTTCCATGATGCCGTCGTACTCT